TACCGCCGTGTTTAAACCGAATACGGACGGCACAGAAAAAGATATCTTAGACTCATCCTTTAGTTTGAGTTTTATCCAGGCCTTTGTGCTATCCTGAATATAAAATTCTATTTGGCTAATCCCCCCCGATAATAATGAGAATTCCCAGCCACATAAAACCTGTGTGCTTTTGTCGTATATACTTGCCACATCCGGGCGTTCCACACGTTTGGGGAAAATATTGTATAAGTCGTTGACACGTATACTTATATATGGAGCAACATCGGTGTCTGTGTCCAATGCCCAACCTCGAATAACCGCAGTGTCCCCACTTACTTTGAAGTCGTCAATGTATGCTCTAATATTTGGAAAATTCGTTTCGTGCATGATTATAATAAAAGATACAGAGTAATATTTATTGTGCTTTGCTCGCAGTTTACACAGTGGCCTAAATAATACGAGTGGTCTTCTGTGGTTGTATTTACTAATGCATATTGATTGGAGCACTGTGTATCCTCACAAAATATATCACTGCAATGATTGAGTATACCTGTCTCGTCTTCATATATTTCCCCACATGCGTGCTGGTACCCAAATACAATTGGCGGAACATGCGGAACAATATCCTTATAATGTGTTGTGCGCCAATATTCCCCAATGACTGTATTCACAAAATCCGCGAATTTGGGGTTGCCAGCCCGTGGCTGCCCATAATTATACATATCCACCTCGATTCCTGCCTTATAAAGTTCCATGGCTAGTAATAGCGACACGGATGCACCGTATGAATGACCAGTCAAAACCACTGTATTATATTTCTTTTTCAGAAGACGCACAGTATCGATTGTCTTATTTCGTATTGCGAGTGCGGACCTATAAAATCCGTTGTGCACTGTGCATCCACAATCTGGATAGGTGGTATAATCCACCAACTTGATTTCAAAATCATCCAGCCAATTTAGTATTGACGAGGACCCCCGAATGACCACATAGATTGTGTCAGTGGATGGCATGACGCCAATATACCCCTGAACATCTGTATGGATATCATGCAGTGTCTCTTTGTATACAAACCCGGTAGCTGGTCCGGCGAGAATCATCGTGGGATAGGAATCTTTCTCGCAATACGCTGCGCCACTTAGCCAAACGCCGGTGGATAAAATAGTGTTGTCCCATAAACACTGTATTTGGGCAACCCAACATAAAAATGCAAATATACCAATATAAACCATATAATTGTATATTTTAGCTTGTTATTTTTATCCACTTTCGTGCACTTAATTTATATGTAATGGATTTTCGGGTGTGATGTGTTTTCACTGTATTTGCATGTCGCATACCTTTACCACAGGGAGGTCCCAATCTGCACCATGTAGACAGTGTTTTCGCCATGGATGTGTCGACCACTTTTGCGTCTACTGCCCCATATTCGATGTGTTTCTTACTACGTTTATGACTGCAAATACCTCGCGGTCCAGCGTGAGTCATGCCTAAATAAGCATCATAATGGTCCACGATGATTTTTTTGGCAGTATCCACTGTGATTTTTCCCTTGTATTTGTCATGCAACAAATAATATAACCTCGAATTTCGCGCGCCGGAGGAGGTGGACGTGTCATATAGTTGCATATCCGTGGTTTCGGTCGCGCGCAGCGCGGTATTTAACGCCGAATTCATGCCGTGATATGCGCCGTCGTTGGTGCGTTGAACACTCGTGGTTTTCAGGCCTAATTCAATCACCATGATTTCGCCAGTATTGGTATCGCCTAATAACCACGAACAGGCATAATCGCCCGCGTTATTGGTTATCATAATTGTATGGTATTCATCGAGCGTGGCAGCGTATTGCATGGCCTGGCGAATTCGGCAAAAATAGGGTGTTCCCGTTTTAAAGTCCAGGTCGTAGCTGGTATCTGAAATGGTAGTTTCGCACCCAATAATTCCACTGCTACACAGAAACCAATCGGTGCCACTGCAAATATATCCGGGGGTTGTTTGCATTACAAACGAATATCCGTTGGTGGGATAGACATACATCATTACATTTTGTATTTGGCCAAACATATAATCCGCGTGCGTATTATGCGCCATTACAATGTCGCCATTTTGTGTATATGATTTCCCCGTTGCAATAAATGCGCTGCATCTAAGTGGTTGACGTGATTCGCGTGTGGGAGTGTCGTAATAAGTGTACATACTTAAAAACGAGTTCCATGCAATTAACCAGTCGATGGTGATTCCGCGTGTCGTGGTTTTTGCGTTCACACCGTCCGCTATTCCACGTAGTTCCTCATAAAACTCGGGGTATTTTTTTTTCACAATGGGGGATACATTTTCTCGGCATGTTCTTAAATATTCGGCGAGCGATACTTTAAATTCGGATTCTATTTCATACTCGAATACTTTTTGAATATATGCGAATTTCCCTGCGAGAAGATTTCCGTGGGTATATCCGCGTTCGTAGGGTGAGCCATATATATGAATAATATCCCATCCACCCTTGGTTATTAATTTATTTGGTTTCATTGGTGGAATGTAATTCATAGGTGGAGAGAAATATATGTTGTGTATAAGATGTTTTATATAATATACTTTAGAAAAATATAGTAATAATAGTATAGTAAATGGGTCCATTACTTGACCAATCACTCTTACCAAAAACACTCGATGAAGTGAATCATGAAATGAAAATAATAGAGGCGTTGATTCGCGAACAAGAAGACAAACTTAAAGAAGCACGCGAACAGAAAACAAAGACTCTTAAAAAATTTTACGTGCTTGAAAGCACAAGAGACAATAGAGAATCCGAGGTAAACAAACTTATTTCTAAGATTGAACTAGAATTGTATAAGTTAAAACGCACATACAAATTTCTAAAAAGAAACCGTGGGAGTTACGGTGATGCTACCAAACAAGTTGAAAGTGTTGGAACAGGAACAAGTCCCGTAGAAATGACTCCCTTACCCAAACAAAACAATAGGTTAAGGTCGATTCTAAAATCACTCACCAAACGTCGTAGTGCTAGTAAATCCCACGCAGGAGGAAGAAAGACACGCCGTCAACGTGCTCGCCGCGCCCATTAAGTCAACCTCAAAAAATTGGACAAAAACGATTTATTTTTTTCTTCATACTCCATAGTTCGCTGTGTGGCCAAATACTGTTTATTCGCTAATCGTTCTTGTCGTGCCCTCTCCTGTTCTCGTAAAATGTGTTCCGCCTGCGACTTTTCAAGGGGTGTCGCCGTGCCCGCCTTGGACCATTCCCGATTAAACATATCCACTGACTGATGTTTTGTTTCTGGCTTAAAATCCCGCTCCGACACCGCGAATACTGTTTGGTCTTTGTGCACTTTACGTAGGTCGTCGAATTTGAGTTTGCTAAATGGGTCGCACGCGATATATACGTCTTCTGCATCCTCGTCTTCATCATCTTCACCATATAAATCTCCAGCACCGCTTACGACGTTATATGAGGTGGGACCTCCTTCTCTGCGAATAATGGCAGTGCTACTTCGGCGCACTTGTTCCAGCGAATCGTCGAAATTGCTTTTAGAGACGTTAGTGGGGACGTGTAAGTCTGTGCTTTCATCGGAGAACCAGCCGAATTTTTTTGCTCTTTGTTGGGATGCATAGTCCACTGTGTTTTGTTCATATAATTGATTGAATTGGGACTGAAATGCGCCGGCTGGCATTGATTTCATTGCACTTCGAATTTGTTCCTCAGATGCACTATGTGGATTTAATGGGTCGTAGAGGGAAGACTGTCGGAGAGGTACCGATTGCCTTACAGGTTGCTGACTGCTTACCCTAGGCCCAGCACCACTTACCAAAGGTTGCTGACCACTTACCAAAGGTTGCTGACCACTTACCGGAGGTTGATGACCACTTACCGAAGGTTTATGCTGCTTCGCAGCACCGCTTACCCTAGGCCCAGCTCTCCCACATCCACCCCCCGTATATCCCGGATAAGGCGGGTCCTCTTTTTTAGGAGCGTTGCCCATACCCACGTCATAAAACTTACAATTTGCCTCATAATATTGCACCATTACTTCAAACGCCTTCTTGTAAAAAATAAAATACTCAGGCGGGAATTTAGACTTGTCTGGGTGGGTGTATAATACCTGACGTTTCATACCTTTCAAATCTTCCGCCGTGAATATTGACCTGGGAGGTATATGGAATAATCCAAATATCTCATCCAGAGTATAATTCTGTATGTTAAGGTTATGGTTCATTTGTTGTATATAAAAGTATTTGCCATATACTATTATATACTAAACACGCACTTGCAATGCATATTAATACGGAGGTGGTGTCGCGCGATGAATTCGGTGCTATTCTAACAAATAACAACGGCGTCATACTATTCAAGTTCGGCGCAGAATGGTGTGGGCCCTGCAAGAAAATCGAAAAACTCCTACACGAATTATTTGAAGAATTGCCCGATAATGTATCTATCTATGTGCTAGATGTGGACGATTGCTTCGATTTGTTCTCCTACCTCAAACATAAGAAAATGGTGAATGGTATTCCCTGTATACTCGCCTATTATCGCGGCAACTTATCTTATGCGCCCGACTTGTGTTATTCCGGCACTGACAACACCGAACTTTTGCAATTATTTGACCAAATAAAGAAACAGGCACTGTCTTATTACTAAAAATGATTTAAAGATAAGGACACATAAATAAGTTGTAATACAAATCAAACATGTCAGCTAAAACATCCCGCCGAAGAACCAAAAAATTGTCTTGTTCGGAGAAACGCCAGTTATGGAAAGCATTCGATGATGAGGAGGAGGATTCCACCCAAATAAAGTATAGTTCGGATATTCAAGAGGTGGATATTTGCACGGAATGTAGCGCGGTAATGATGGTGTCGGAGGATGGGCTTCCAACCTGTAGTAATACCGCCTGCGGTGTAATGAAGGCCAGTTCTATCGACTTTTCCCCCGAATGGAAGTTTTTCCAATCGGATGACCGGAATGCACAGGACCATACACGTTGTGGAAATCCCGTGAATCCTCTCCTCGCAGAATCCTCGTTTGGATGTAAAGTATCCTGCAGTTCCAAATCCCCCTACGAAATGCGTAAAATCCAGAAATGGGTTGAATGGCAGGCAATGCCACATCGCGAAAAAACGCTGTATGAGGAATTCAAATTCATTGAAACAATGGCGACAAATGCGGGTATTCCTAAAATCTTCGTGGACGATGCGAAAGTCATCCATAAACTGATATCCCCCCAAAAAATGTTTCGAGGCCTGAATCGCGACGGTATCAAGTCCGCATCCCTCTACATTTCCTTCCGTGTAAACGATTGTCCACGCACAGCATACGAAATCTCCGAGATTTTCCACCTGGATAAAGCGAGTGCAACCAAGGGATGTTCGACCGCGGTGTCGATTCTCCACAATTTAGAACGAAATGCAGTGGCGGGAGAGGGGGACGAATTATTTAGCTACTTATGCCTAAAACTCTGTGTGGCAAAACCATCCTCTTTCATGGAAAGATTCTGTTCCCAAGTCAATATGTGTCCAGAGCTTACAATGTTATGTAAATTCATAGCGCACAAAGTGGAGGAGGGCGATATTATCACGGACAATAATCCACAGGCCATTGCCACCGGAATTATTCTGTTTGTTACCACTGTGTGTCATCAGGATATTAGCAAAAAGACGATTGCGAAAGTGTGTGGTGTTAGTGATGTAACCATTATGAAATGTTATAACAAACTCATCAATCTAAAAAATGAACTCATTCCCCAGTGTTTATTAGAAAAATATTCAAACGTTCCTCCGTAAAGTATACCATATAAAATGCTTGAGACTGTGTTGTTGGGTGTACTATGTATAGGGTTTGGATTTATGTTATCGAATACGTACATGCACGAATTAGTAGGTAGAAGTTGTTTAGGTAATTATTGAGAATCCATATATGAAACGCGAACTCGGCCATATAAAATATACAAACTTGTATATATTTTATATATGACACAAGCACCACCCAGTATTGTATTTATTGTTCCATATCGTAATCGCGAAACCCAGCGCGAGTTTTTTGATAGACATATGCGATACATTCTCGAAGACATTCCACGTGAATCATGGGAGGTTTTATACATACACCAATGTGATACACGCTCATTCAACCGCGGTGCAGTCAAGAATATTGGGTTTTTGGTCGTCAAACAAAAATGGCCGAATGATTACGCAAACATTACGTTGGTTTTTAATGACGTGGATATCATGCCAATTACAAAAGGATTGGTGAATTATCCAACCCATCCGGGTGTAGTCAAACACTTTTATGGGTTTACACATACATTAGGGGGAATTGTATCCATTCGAGGCGCTGATTTCGAACGCACGTTGGGATTTCCCAATTTTTGGGCGTGGGGGTATGAAGACAATATGTTCCAATTCCGCGTTATCAAAACCAACGGAATGCAGGTTGACCGAAGTAAGTTTTATCCCTTATATGACAAGAATTTTATTATGTTGCATGATGGCACCCTGCGCGAAGTGAACAAAGGCGAGTTTGATGAATATGCGCGCACAACTACGGAAGGATACCATTCGATTCGAGAACTCGTGTATACGGAAGACACCACATCATTCGCGACGGGAAGTACAGTGGTGAATGTATCCAAATTCAATACGGGCCGCGAAGAAAACATAAAAACGCGCAGAACACACGATTTAA